CAATTCGTTGAGGCAGACATTAATACGCGCCTGCGCACTCGTGAGATGATTGTCCGTGCGACCGCCACCAGCTCGGCTGAGTACGTACAGCTACCGGCGGACTGGCTCGAGGCCATCAACCTCCATATCGTCGACGGCCAGCAGCCGATCCGCTTCGTGACGCTCGACGAGGCAGACCGCATCAACAAGCTGCAGAACTACACCGCGTCGACGTTCTACTCTCTGATGAACGGCGCAATCGAACTCGTACCGGCACCCGGTGACGACGTCGAGATCGAGATGATCTACTACGGCAAGGTGCCTGCGTTGAGCGATGCCGCGACGACGAATTGGCTGCTCACGAAAGCGCCAGACCTGTACCTGTACGGCTCTCTCGTACACGCCTCGCCGTTCCTGATGGACGATCAGCGGATTCCGACATTCGCGTCTATGTACTCGACGCGCTTCGAGGCTCTCAATGATGAGAGCAAGACGTCAACGCACTCCGGTGGGCCTCTCGTTGCCCGTACACGCATCACTTACGGATAAGGAGCTACCATGCCCGGCTTTACCAATTTCTCTGAGGACTTGGTCCTCGACTTCCTCTTCACGGCATCGACAGCCACTCGCCCGACGGCGTGGTATGTCGCACTCTACACCGTAGCCCCCGGCGAGGCCGGTGGCGGTACGGAGTGCTCAGGCACGTCATACGCTCGCCAGAGCGCATCGTTCACCGTGTCAGGCACAGCGCCGTCTCAGGCGGCTAACAGTGCCGCAGTCGAGTTCCCGACCGCTGGCGGTTCGTGGGGTACGATTGTAGCGGCAGGTGTGTTCGACGCATCTACTTCCGGCAACCTCCTCGCATACGCCGACCTGACGACGTCGAAGACAATCGACACGGGCGACGTCCTGCGCTTCAACACTGGCACACTCATCGTAACGCTGGACTAATATGGCGAACGGTCGTGACTATGGCTCATTCGACTACGGCATAGGCGTATACGGTCAGGCTCTGATCGTAGACGCCGAAGCTACTATAGTCGCGACGAGCAACTCGACCGCCGCACCAGTAGAGACATCAGCGGCAGCGGCAACGGCTGCGGTTCAGAGTAACGCCACGGCGACCGTGGTGCGCATAGAAGCTGCCGCGATGACTGCTGCGGCTACGAGTAGTGCGTCGGCGGCGGCTGTAACGATCAAGTCAGCCGCAGAGACGATCTCGGCAACGTCAAGCGCTTCAGCAGCAGCCCAGCGCGTGCGCACTGCGGCGATCACGGCTGCGGCTCAGAGTAGTGCTGCCGCCACTTCGATCCGCGTGCAGCCAGCCTCCGCTACGGGCGCGGCGCAGAGCGGCGGCACGGCTGATCCGTATGTCGTGCAGCTCGCTGCGGCTACCGGTGCGGCGACGTCTTCGGCTACGGCTGCGGTCGTTCGGATCAGGTCTGCCGCGATCACAGCCGCAGCCACCAGCTCCGCGAGTGCGGGTGGCACTGCGACGTATTCTGGTGTATTGAATATCGAAGCACAGAGTGCGGCAGAAGCGTCACCAGTGCGGATACTATTCGGCATCGCGTCGTCGATTGTCGTATCTAGCATGACGGCCAACGGTCGCTACTTGTGGGAGCCAGACGCGGTCCCCGCGGAGACGTGGTCAGCGGAGACGGTGTCGGACGAGATGTGGACGCCGGTGGGCAACTCTGGCGGTTCGTGGGCGGTGCTGGACGTGGCGAGCGATACTTGGACACCGGCGAGCACATCGCCACAGACATGGCAGTAGGAGATAACGATGGCCGATAGCTATACCGCAAACCTCAACCTGACGAAGCCGGAGGTCGGTGCGTCACGGGATACGTGGGGGACGAAGACAAACGCAGACTGGGACACGGTAGACGCGCTGTTCGCTGCGGCAGGAAGCGGCACCTCGGTCGGGCTGAACGTCGGCTCGGGCAAGACGCTGGCTGTCGCGGGGACGCTATCTCTCACGGGTTCACTAAACGGTGGCGGGACCATCAATAACGTCGCGATTGGTGCGACGACGGCTGCGGCTGGTACGTTCACGACTGCGACTGCGACGACTGGTAATATAACAACGGTCAACGCTCCGACCGTGGTTGGCGGGAGCGCCGTATCATCCACGCTGACGCTTAAATCAACATCCGGTGTCGGTACGTCCGACAGCATTGCGCTGAAGGTCGGCAATAACGGCGCAACCACGGCGATGACCGCCAATACGAGCGGGAACATAGAATTTGGGGCAGGCACTGCGGCTCTCCCAGCGATCACCACTACAGGTGACACCAATACGGGTATCTTCTTTCCTGCCGCTGATACGATTGCCTTTGCCGAGGGCGGTGCGGAGGCGATGCGGATCAACTCTTCTGGTCAGGTAGGGATTGGGACGACAAGTCCAACTGCTCCTTTAGATGTAAAAGTTGGTACAGGAAATTTTACTGTTGGTTTACAAGGAGTGGCAAATACACAGTTAACGGCTACTGGAAATTTGCGTTTTGATACAACTGCTGGAACCACTGTATTTACACAAAACACTACAGAGAGTATGCGGTTAGACTCGTCCGGCAACCTTCTCTTCAACTCCGGCTACGGCTCCGCAGCGGTGGCATACGGCTGCCGTGCGTGGGTAAACTTTGATGGCACGACTAACACGGCTGGGTTCTGTACTATCCGTGCAAGTGGCAATGTTACTAGTGTCGCTGATAATGGCACAGGTGTTTATACCGTAAACTTTACGACTGCAATGCCTGACATTAATTATGCTGTTGCTGCAACATCTATGGAAGTTGGTTCAACCGGAACTACAGACCGGACTGTTTCTATTAGGCGCAATACGCTTGTTTCAGATTCAATGGCAACCACTTTTGTAAAAGTTGCGGGGTGGACTGCGTCAGGATCTGCTACTGACGCAGGTGTTGTTGTTGTTTCTGTTTTTCGCTAAAAGGATAACCCAATGAATTATGTCATTTACCCAAACGACGACGGTGGAGTTTCCATCCTGATCCCCGCTCCAGAGGCTCTTGAGACGATGACCATTGAGGAAATCGCTGCCAAGGACGTACCTACTGGTAAGCCATTCAAGATCGTAGACGTGTCCGACATTCCATCTGACCGCACGTTCCGCAATGCGTGGGAGTATTCTGCATGATCACGATCAACATCGCCAAGGCCAAGGACATTACGAAGGATCGTCTACGGGCAGAGCGTGAGCCACTACTCGCCGCGCAGGACGTAGCCTTCCAGCGTGCGCTTGAGAGCAGTGCGGACACCGCAGCCATCGTTGCCGAGAAGCAGCGGCTCCGCGACATCACGAACTTAGTCGATGCGTGTGCGACAGTGGACGAGTTAAAAGCACTTGAGGTGTAAACCTAATGGCCATACACGAAACCAAACTTGCGATTGATTCAACCATAGCGACGGGTGCTATTACGATGCCGCTATGGATGATGGAGTTGCAGGGTTGGATCGGGTTTGCCATTGCCGTCGGTGGCTTATTCCTTGTCGTGATCCGCATTGTTCTTGCCGTAAGAGACTGGCAGAGGGGTTCTTAAATGGACCCCTTTACGCTTATCGGAACCGCAGTAAGTCTATTCTCTACAATTAAAAACGCCGTGGATAGTGGCCACGAGATGATGGATGTGGCAGACCGCGTGGGAACGCTCTTCGGTCGAATCGCGCAGATAATCCAGCTCAGTAGCGGCAAGCGCAAGAAAAAGCTCTTCCAGAGCCAAGCTGAGTTCGAGGCAGAGGCGATCAAGCTGTACACGCTGAAGCAGAAGGCGCAGAAACTACAACTAGACACACGTAACCTGTTCGTCGGAGCCTACGGGATCGCTGCGTGGACGAGTATCCAGAAAGAGGTAACGGAGCTGAGGCGGCAGGCAGCACGCGAGGCCGCTGCCGCGCAGCACGAAGCTGAAGAGAACCGCAAGGACTTGATCATGGGCGCGTGGCTCATCGGTGCCGTCATACTATTCTCCGTCGCAGTCGGGATCGCGATGGTGGTGTTCACACAGAAATGAAGTACCTTGTCATAGCCATGATGATCGTATTAACCGGGTGCGAGGACCGATACCGATACCCGTGCCAAGATCCTGCCAACTGGGACGCACCTGAATGCAATCCTCCTATCTGCACCGCTTCTGGAACCTGTTCCGCAGACACCCTGAAACAAAACCCCTGCGGAGCCGTAGCGAGATGAGGATCAAGGAAGACGAACTCCACGCACTTCTCCAATTCATCATCGGGATAAGTCTGTGCCTGACGCTGACGGGGACTGTGTTCGCCGTGCTGTACAGCCTGATCTTCGTCGTGCAGCCGATTGACGGTCAGGCTCCAAACGATCAGGAGTTCTTCAAGCTGATTGCGCCTATCGCAACATTTCTGACTGGCACTTTGTCGGGCATCATGCTCGGCAGTAAATCTACTGGAGGTAAAGATGGACCTGCTTAAAATGTTCGGGCCGCTACTTGGCTCGGTAGCCCCAACGCTGGCAACGGCCCTAGGAGGCCCACTCGCTGGCCTTGCTGTCAAATCCCTATCCAAGGCACTGCTAGGTGCTGAAGACTTCTCAGAGGAAGCCGTAATGGAGGCGATGGCTACGGCTACGCCTGAGCAGTTGGCTGCCGTAAAAAAGATCGACGCTGACTTCAAGGTGCAGATGAAGTCTCTCGACATTGATCTGGAGCGCATCGCTGTCGATGATCGGAAATCGGCTCGCACGATGCAGACGGAAACGAAGGACTGGATCCCACGGGCCTTGGCAATCAGCGTGACGCTGGGCTATTTCGGCATCATCGCATACGTCTTGGTCAGCGGGTTGCCAGTGAACGGCTCGGAAGTGTTGCTCATGCTGCTCGGTACTCTATCAGCCGGGTGGACAGGCGTCATGGCGTTTTACTTTGGCTCATCATCTGGCTCCCAGAAAAAGGACGCCATGATCCACAACTCAA